AGCTGCAGACCAGCGCAAATATCCTGAATGCATGATCCGTCATACCCTTGTCCGTAATGGCTCTGATGGGCATGATCGTCATGCGTCTCTGGTCTGGTGGCTGCTCCTTCTCCACGACCTTGGGCTTACGCTTGGGTATCTTGAAGTCCACGACGTTGCTTGGCAGGGCGTTCATTCCTCCACCATCGCAACGTATGCACAGATGCCTGCAGCTAACACTGCTAGCCCTGTCATCATTAATCCAATGCCTATGCCTGCCATCAATACAACGATCATTTCTTATATCTCCTTACCATCTCTTCACGCAGCTTTAAACGCTCGTCCTTGCCGCGCTCGTCCTCAATCTTGTTCAGGTACATCACCTTGCTTATCTGCCTCTTCGTTGCCTTGTCTGGCAGTGCCATTGCGTACCTGATCTCGCATTCAACCTGGTAGGCCTTGCTGTGCGTACAAAGCTCAACTCCGTCAATCAGCAGTAGTCTGGGTTCCCAATGGGTTCTGTTGCATTTTGTACAAAACCTATTCGCCACGCTTCTCAATCATCAAGTCAGCTAACCTCCAAGCGTCATTACAAACCTTCTCCAGGTCGTTGTATTCAGTAATCAACGCAGCCATCGCTAGGCCTGCATACCAATCCCTAAGACTCATGCCTGGCTCACCATATGAGCTACTTGGGTAGGCTGCCTTCTTCATTTCTTTTCCTGCTGTCGGCGTATGCGTGCAAACTTCTTCGCTAGATCAATGCTTGACCCAGCTGGCTTGTATTTGAAGTTAGGGTTCCACACTGATGCCGTCATGTCCTTGGCTTCAGGTTCATCTTTCGCCTTCACTTCAGCATCATCCTGACTACTTGCTAACGTTAACTTTGGTCGCATGCTTAACTCCTTTTTTAGCGCACTCTGCACATACCCAACGCTGCCTCAGACCGCCTGCAAACGTCTTGTAAACACCTTCAAACCTGAACTTGTGCTGCCTGCAGTTGCTGCAGTACTTGGCTGACCTAGCAACCAGTTCGACTTCTGAATCCATCTTTTCCCTTATAGTCGCCACAACGCGATACCTTTACCGCCGTGTAGCGAATCAATAATCTTTTTACTGAGTACTGCTTTCTTATTCATCTTCTTCAGTACTGAGTACAGCGACTCGTAGGTGACATGAAAACCTTCAACGCTTAGCTCGTCGTACAGCTCCGATGTACTCAGCTGGCCATACTCCTGGAGCATCTCAACAATGACTTCTCGCATCTCCCTGCCGCGACCTTCTGCCTCCTTGTGCTGACCAGTTCCCATGCGGATAATCTGCCTGCCTTCAGTGCCTATCAGCTGCACCTTGACTCCACCCCAATCAGCAACAATATGGCTCCAGCTCATTTGATCGACTCCCTCATCAGTGGAATAAAGTCATCTAACTTCAAACAGATTCGCCAAGGCTGGCCATTGCGTCGGTAAGCCAGCACTGCGACCTCACCAGGTTGTGTGCAGGCCTCAACCTGCGCACTCCATGCGTCTATCTGCAGCCGCTCTTGGCGCTTCACCTCGATCCTGAAATGCTGGATCGTGATGTCATCAGCTCCGTCTCTAGCTTGGCCAAGGTTTCGCTTAACAACAAAGCCCAGCTGGTCAGTGAGTAATGCAGCTAACTCACGCTCACCAGCGGATCCCTTTTTTGCTTTGCCTCTGCCGTTCATGCTGCCTGCTCAAGCATCTGCCGCAGGCGATCAGCACTGCTTGCGTAGCGTCTTTCAAAGGCCTCAACGATTAGTTCTTCAAGCAAAGAGACTCGCGTGCGTCGCTGATCCTCTGCTGCCTTGTCTAGCAAAAGTCTCACTTCTGGACGCATACGCATCATGAAGTTTTGGTGTTTGTTTTTCATGTCCAATAATCAAAAGGTAGTATTGCGCAGATATATAGCACAAGATTCAAACGGTGGGAACGCTTGCAAAGATAGCAATAACTTCAAATGATACGTTTGATTTCTTGACATATTGCGCGTAGCAAGATTATGATTGGCCATCGACCAAGTTTAGGTCGCTAGATGCCACCGATAAACAGGAGCAGAAAATGGAATCAACCCCACACACTGGCAAGTTCGTTGCCTACTACAGGGTTAGTACTGACAAGCAGGGCGAAAATGGGCTAGGCATGGATGTACAACGCCAGCGCGTTAAAGACTTTCTTAATGGCGGCAAGTGGTCGCTTATTGGCGAGTTCACAGAAATTGAATCCGGTACTAGAAAACGACTTAAGCACCGACCAATCTTGGCTGCAGCCATCGAATTGGCTCGTAAGCAGAAAGCCGTATTAGTTGTGGCCAAGCTGGACCGCTTGGCACGCGACGTTCAATTTATCTCAACGCTTCTTAATTCCAACGTGAAGTTCTTGTGCGCAGACATGCCGTCTGCTGACAGGACTATGTTGCATATGTTGTCAGTATTTGCGGAGCATGAAGCAAGAATTATTTCCGCTCGTACCAAAGCTGCGTTGTCTGAATTGAAGAAAAAGGGCAAGAAATTAGGCTCACCGTCTCCGCAAATTGGCAGCGATGCAGCAATGATAGTTATCAAGAAGCAAGCAGATGACTATGCCAACAGAGTCGGCCCAATCGTGCAAGACATTATCAAAAAGACAGGCGCTAAGACCTTGCGCGAGATTGCAGAATCGCTAACAGCTCGCGGTGTTCAAACGCCTCGTGGCCGCACAGATTGGTACGCCTCACAAGTTGCAAATCTGCTTAATAGGATCAAAAAATTATAAGTACAGCAAGTTTTTTTATTTAACCATATGTTCCTTTTATTTCTTGACACTGAAATGTAATAGAAGGTATTTTAAAAAGCCGGTATGAAATTGAAGAGGGTCTTTTAAATGGACAATGAACAATATGACACTAAACCAGTGAAGCCACTGGACGGCATGATTGATCTTGATAGGAAGACAGTCGCTAAGTATTTTAACCGTGTAGGCAGGGGGTTGAATTGCCGTTTAGACGTTCCAATCCTAACGATTGAGGACGTTAAATGGGCAGCCAAAACGTTTGAAGAACTAGCAAAGAAGTTGCAGCACATAGGCTGGGAAGATAAACGCTCAGATATTTGGAGAATTCTTGAGGGTCGCTATGCAATGGAGAACGCATCAAGAGAATTAAAGATTACAAATAAAGGTGCTATTGGTAAAAAAGCATTCCGAAAGATGAAAGACAATCCCTACGGGTAGTAGGCAGCGGCAAAATGAGGTTTGATTTCTTTAATTAACTGATAACATCAATTAAATGGAGCTTAACATGGCGGATTCACTAGCGAGGTACAGCAGGCAAGCCAGTTCTGGGTCAAAAGGTATAAAACCAAATGCGCATAATTTGTATTCTGGTTATTGTGGCAACAAAAACCGAAGTATTGCACCGCACTTCAATTCTTTTGAATCTTGGAATGACTCACGTTTAAGTCAATTTCAAGATCAACTTTTCCGCGAAAAGATCAAACAAATTGCCGCAGAAGCAGCAGTAACGCTGCTTTTTGTTTGCGTTTTATTAGCCGCTTCTTTCATTTAAGGAGCAGCTATGAACGATTTAACCATCGGCAGATCGTTGCGTGATAGCCAACTTGCTTTGTTTGAGCAGAGAGACACAGAGTTTCTCAGTCACTGCCGAACCATAGCTGTTGAGGTTGCTCAAAAAGTAGGCACTGTGAGTATCAATGACATACGCGCACAGGTTCTCTTACCCGCTCATGTCCATCCCTCCGTATTGGGATCGGTCTTTAAAAGCAAACGATTCCAAGCTGTCGGTTTTATAGAAGCAGCTCATAAAGCTGCGCACGCTAGGGTCGTGCGCGTCTATAAATTAATAGATTAAAGGACATCCAAATGTCAGGAAAAAAAACACCGGATAGTGTTATGTCGGCATCTCGTCTGCCAGCATTGTTGGGTCTAAGTAGATATCAGAGTGCCAATGACGAATTGCAGACTTCAATAGAAGCGCTAAGAGGAAACAAGCGGCCAGACATTACCAATGAGGCAATGCGTTGGGGTGATCGTCTGGAGTCAATGATCTTGCGTGAAGCGTCTGAGAGATTGCAGTTATCGAGCTTGTCTACTGAGTTTGATACTGCCTTCTATCACCCATCAATGCCTTTGGCCTGCAGCCTGGATGGATACGCTGATGGCCGCAACCAGGTCATCAAGTCAGACCCTGATGCAGGCATTTTTGTTATTGGTAGCGATCAGATCACGCTAACAGGCATGGGAGTGCTTGAGGCTAAGTTGACAGCTGTAATGCCAGAAGAGATTCCAGCGCTGTATCGTGGGCCAGTGCAGTTACAGGCTCAGATGGACATCATGGAGGCCAAGTGGGGCGCTTTGTGCGTGCTGTACCAAGGCACCACTATGCGAGTGTTTCTGTTTGAGCCTCATGCTCAGACGCTGGCAACGATCAAAGCAGCTGTGCTTGAGTTCCAAAACAAGCTAGAGAAGTTTCGCGCCAATGGTGAAATTGATTTCTACCCACCATCAAGCAGCAAAGATGCTGATCGTATCTTTCCTAATGCTCAAGACAAGACTGTTGACCTGCCATCTAAAGCAGCTCAGTTGTGCAATCAGATATTGGCCAGTAAGCAGGCAATAGATGATGCAGAGCGCAGTCGTGCCGAAGCAGAGGTTGAACTCAAAGCCATGCTGGGTGACGCAAGCCGTGGAGTAATAGGGGAGTTTGAAGTTAAGTGGCCAATGCGCACATACAAAGCGACAACGGAGCGGATCGTTGCAGCCAAGGAAGCTTACATAATTCGCCAATCAACGTTGTCAATCAAGGAGCGAACATGAACGACGAATTAAGACATGCTCATGCAAGAACTGTTGCGGCCTTGGTTGGCAACATTCCTAAACTTAATCAGAACGAAGCTTGCGAGATTGTCGATAGCTTGATGGCGCTGGTGTTTGAAACTCTTAAAGTTTACGCAGACGAGGACACATATGAATCTCATTAATAGACAGACCTTGATGCCAACAACAATGGCTGAAGCTGAGCGCTATGCAGAGATGCTAGCCAGGTCAACGATGGTGCCAAAGCAATACCAGAACAATCCTAGTGATACGTTGGTGGCCATTAGTTGGGGCTTTGAGATTGGTCTAGCTCCTCTGCAAGCATTGCAAAACATTAGTGTGATCAATGGCAAGCCAAGTGTCTACGGCGATGCTGCGCTTGCTATGGTGCAAGCCTCTCCTGTCTGCGAAGGCATTGAAGAAAGTATTGAAGGAGAGGGGACACCAAACCCTGTGGCCATCTGTGTTGCTAAGCGCAAAAACAGAACTCCTGTCACTGCTAAGTTTAGCGTCGAGGATGCTAAGAAGGCTGGCCTGTGGGGCAAGCAGGGGCCTTGGACTAGCTACCCTAAAAGAATGCTACAGATGCGTGCGCGAGGCTTTGCATTGCGTGATGCGTTCCCTGATGTACTGAAAGGTTTAATTACTAGCGAAGAGGCTCACGACTATCCTGATGAGGCAAAGCCCAAGCCAATGAAGGATGTCATGCTAGCGCCTGCGAATCCCCTAGACATGATTGCACCACCAGCGCCAGAAGTTAAACCAGAACCTGTAGTTGTAGAGGAGGTCGAAGCAGTAGAGGTAGTGGAGGATGTGAGTGTCGTGGAGATAGTAGATATTCCAGAAGTAACTGAAGACCTAGCTATTGCTTTGTATGTGCCGACTGATACTGATGAACCCAAAGTGCATAGCACCCATCCTACTGCGCAAGCCTGGGGCGATGAACTAATGAAGCTGATGAAAGCTACTGCGCATGCAGGCAAGCGACCTGTGCGAGAGCGCATGAGTATCCTGAAAAAATTCAGGTCAGTTAATGACGATCAGATAAACAAGATTGGCCTGCCGATTAAGAGCGAAATAATCTCAGTTTACAATTTAAAGATTCGTCACCTTGGTGCGCAGCTCACGGACGAGAAAGAGACTGATACTGCTTAACGCATTGGTCTAAGGCTGCTTTAAGGGCGGCGGCATCGGCACTGTACCCCGCAAGAAAGATTGCATCTCCTCTTGCCAGTTGCGCACCGGAGGCTCCACTACAAGCTGCGGCGGTACCGGACACGGTACTGCTTTCGGTGGTGCTTCGATCTGGCCGGTCGCGCAGGCTGTTAGCCAAGGCAATAGAGCGAGCATTAATATTCCTGATTTCACGGTCTTTTTCCTCACGTAAATTATTAGCGCCTACCTGCAGTGCCTGCTCTTTTTCTCTGGCTAGTCTCATGTTCTCCGCATACTCAGCCATCTGCTTGGCCTTTTCTTTGTCCCATTGCGCTTGGACTTTAGCCTGGCCAGCGGTGTCACCTTGCCAGTGGCCAGTGGTGTAAGCACCACCAACTGCTATAAGCACACCGACTATGAAGTACGGATTCATTTCGTAGGAACCTTAGTGCCTTCTAGTTTTTTGTGAACCTTGATTGTCTTGCAGACTTGCTTGCCTTTCTCATCATGGCAAACCTTCTTCATTTCACCACCAGCAAAGCAGACCATTGGAAAAAGTAAGAAAAAACTGTATAAAAATTTCATATCAAATCTCCGGTTGTGGGGCTGGTGGCGGTGCTGGCTTGCCATTAAATCCCGCCACTGGCAATGCTTGCGCTGTGTCAATGCTTGGCTCAATACGCTGCGATGGTGTCATTGGAGCAGGCGGGGGGACAGTAGGTGGCGTAGGCTTCATTGCTTCTGCACGTTCTTTGTCGGTAGATAGACCAGGTGGTACGAACTGATCTTTGCCTTTCACTGCTATCAAAGTAGCCAAGGCCCCCAAAATATATTTGCTCATGTCTGAGAGCAGTAGGAAAAACTGTTTGTCCGCAGGAGCCATACCGCTCATTGGCTGGGTCACAAAGACCACGCTGTACATTGACAGACTAGCCATCATGAATAGGATCATGCAAAAGGAAATACCAATGATAAATTTAAGCCAGCTATTTAAATTTTCGTCATTCATCGAGTCACCTTTTCTGGTTGCGTGACATCTTCAGGGCATGTACCAGTTGCAGTGCAGATGGGAGGTTTGCACTCTGTCGCTTCCCAGTTTTTAGGGTCTTGGCAAGGATAGCGAAAACGATCCTGGCAAGCACTAAGCACCAAGCACATGAACAGCATGATTGAAATGTTTGATGCGGTCTTGTAATCCAATTACGCCTCCATTAATCCGCTTAGTTAAGCCAACAATGTCACCAGCATCTGAATATTTATTAAGCCCATTAGTCTCGAAAAACCAGCAAGCGCTCTGAGCTGCTCCTTCGAAAGTTTGCAAATACTCAGGCACATCATCAATGTTTAATGGCCTACCATCTACTTCAATTGAATCAGCAAAAGATTGATAATTAATTTTTCCAGTTAATTGCAAAAGACCTCGACCGCAAAATTTGTAACCTTCTTTGCTGTCCTCATCTCCATTTCCCATACGACCCGCATAAACTCTTGACGCTATTGCTTCCTGTTTATTTGGCTTGGAGCAATACTGTTCAGCCATCTCATCAGTTGGAAAATATTTAGGGAAGATTTTTCGTAGCGTTGCAGGCTTGTAGTTCAGGTTTTCTTTTAGCGCTGTGAATCCACCTGACTCATGCGCACACTGAGCAATGAATGCAGCCATGCGTTTGGGCGTATTGATTTCGTAGTCTGGGAACAGTTGCTCTAGCGCATGGTGCCAATACGTGATGTATTTGTTCTGAGGTAGTAACTGTTTTAATTGACCTACAGTAATCATTCATTAGCTCCTGTTGATTTCTGTACATTTTCAAGTAAAATTTTTGCACGTAATTCACGCATCTTTCTTATTTCAGTAATCGCAGCGTTGGTTGCGTTGTTTGCGTCCATCAATACAATGCCAACAAGAGGTATTGCAATTGCGAGGACAAGCACCATCGCAAGCAGACAGATCAAAAGTACCCAAGGGATACCGTCTTGCTCATCTTTAGCATTATCAGGACGCTGATTAGCCACAACGTCACGAACAGAACCGCGCCAAACCATATAACATTTTCTTGGAACCTTCTAATCATATGTCTACGTTTGTTTGCTGCAATCTGTAAAAGTTTTAGTTCTGCAATTCTAGCTATCTCTTGCTGCTTATTTATTTTCTCAACTGTTTTTTCATATTTGCCAAGTAATGCACCCAGCTCTTTAGGAGCGCGGAACACCATTGTTTCGCGTAGCTCTGCCATCATTGAATCAAGCCTAGCTTCTATGATGATCTTGCGTAATGCTCTACGGCCTAGTGACTCTTGTCCTTTGTACACAGTACTGTTTGCTATTTCTTCTGCAAGTAACGCTTTACCTAACTGATCCTGCGCATCCAGCAATACTCCAAGCTGCTCACCAATTTGTGTAAATACGTCAGCAGGGTCAGCCTTTGCTATCTCCTGAACTCTAACTACTTCCTCGTTGTACTGAATCTTCTGTGCTGGAGTAGGGTTAGGTATCTTATGAAACTGAACCTTTAGATCATCTAATACTTCCTTTACATCCCCAGCCGCATTTTTAATGTCTTTATAAAGCTGGCAACCTTTCTTAACGGCGGCGACAGCAGCGTTTGCAAGCGCAAGTAAAGTGAGCGGATCAATTTCTTACCCCTTTAAAACAATCGACAGCAGCAGCATGATGATTGCACCAGCACTGCCAATTAGGATTTGCTCAAGCCTTTTTAAACGTGCGTTGATACCGGCATACCGAATCGCACAGACCTCTTCGTGCGTGTTTAATTTTGATTCCATCTCAGTCACAGCATTGCCCTTTACAATGAACTAATGTCAGTTGATGACAATAAATTTAAGTCTGCACTTGCTAAACTATTTAAGTCAGTAGATGCAATGGTTGACGTATCAATCTGAGTTATCTCTTGCACTGTGTACTCAACCCATTGCTCTTGCGATTGACTCCACGACCAATTGCCAGCAGGTCTAACGTCACGAATAATCCAGCCCGGTGGACTCCACCACACTACCTCTTTGCCAGCAGGACAAGCTGGCTCATCAGGCACTTCAATCCAGCCTTCTGTGCCATCTGTCTCTGGCTTAGGAATCGATCCATTTTTAGAATACATAAGTCACCTATTGGAGAGGGAAGGCTGCGGCTGGTGGAGTGAAGTTAGCTGTGTAACGTGCGTAGCCTTTTGTAATTCGAAAATCATCAATATAACCATTAAAATAGTTAGATGCATCCGTACCAATTCTAAAATTGGCGTTATTGGCTGGAAAATAAATTGAATTTGTTCCGATGGTAAGTGGCGAACTTAATGCAGTTCCGCTTACATAACCAGTAACGGTGGTGCTATTTCTAACTATAGCAATGTGATACCAAGTACCCACCACAGGAACAAAAGCCCCAAGACTTACGTCTGTACTAGATGTCCCATCTGGGGAATACCCAAAGTGCAGTGTACTTGCATCATAATAAATAATAAAAGATTTATTCCCGCCAGCATCATAACCATAATTATTTAAAACTCTTGTTGCAGAAACAACAGAAAAATTAACCCACATTTCAATAGTAAAATTACCAGAACCAAGTTGTAAATTTGGACTTGGATTAGCAAGCTGCAAATAATCACCAGTGCCATCAAAATACATTGAAGTAGTACCCCACTTTGCCTGAGTTGTACTTACCTGTGCATCGCCTACTGTCTCTAAATCATTCTTAGCAGCAGAGTCGTAGATGCCAGCGTTAATAAAGTTTCCAATGTATTTAACATTTGTTGATGTAGCACCTTGTGATGTTGTGGAAACAGGCGCAGTCGGCGGTGTAAATATCTGCGTGTTTAATGTGGTTGAAGAAGTTTGATAGCCAGTAGGAACAGAGCCAACAACAACCCTACAATTTGAAAGGAAGCCAATAAAAGGTTGTTCGGCTGTTGTTCCATTTAATCCAACAGCCAATGGACTTCCTGTTAGTTGTTGGATTGCACCTGTTCTAGAAAAGTACCCAAGCAGCTGCCCATTTACAAACCAACGCGCATCCGTACCTTGTCTTGTTATTACAATGTGCGTCCATTGATTCAGCTTTTGAAGTGACGTTCCTGAATTAAATCCACTGTTTTGAGTAGAGCCAACCCAAAAAGGATTTGACCATGAGTCATACCAAGTGCCAGCCATGTCACAAACAAAACCAGATGTTGTCATACCCCATCCAGAAGCAGCACCGCCAACACGTTTACTAATTACCCCTGAAACATATGTTCCATTTGCAAGACAGTAATACCACGCCTCAATCATAAAATCAGATGTGCCTAGATCAACGTCTGTGCCTGAACCAACGGTTAAATAATCACCAGTACCGTCAAAATACCCACTACCACCTACTACAGCAGAATCGTATGCAGCAGCAGGAGCAAATGGGCTGAAGGCTTGGACTTGTGTAAGCGTCGGTGTAACAGTTGATGCGTTAGTGCTGTTGTCTACAAATCTATTGTTTTGAAAAGTAAGAAGCTGACAGCTAGTTGCGCCTTGACTTGTTGTGGTGAAATTAGTTGTTGTTGGAGTAAAGTTGCCTGTATAAACGGCAGCTTTGCAAATGCGGAAATTGCTTATGTAACCCGGAAAATCTTGACCTGCATCGCCAGAATTACGCATCAAATATAAATTTGCAGTGGTTCCAACAGCCCCAGATTTACTTGCAGAAGTTATTGCTACTCCATTTTGGTAAACGGTTACAGTGCCAGAACTACGAACAAAAGCAACGTGAGTCCATGTATTTAGATAATTGCTAAACGCTGTAGCAAAAGTAGTTGCGCCAGCATACTCAAGATATGGAAGCCTAGCCCCCGTTGAACCGCTATTCATAGCAACAGTAAGATTTGGATTTGAAGTTGCTGAACAAAAACAAGTAGCTGCTTTGTCGCTTGTTACAAACATCCAAAATTCTATGGTGAAATCACCAGTGCTAATAGAATAGTCAGAATTATTTAACTGGCAGTAAGAAGAACTACCAGAGTTGTATGCACTCCAACCTGTCTGACTAAACGGCGTAAACGTACCCTGCGTAGTATTACCATTGCGAGTAATAGTGTAGTTATTAGTGCTAGAGTCTAAGAACGTATTGTTCTGTGCGCCGTTAGTCGCTGTTGTGTTTAGCAACAATGTGACAAGGTTAAAGTAAGCGTCCTTTACTGCCCCAGCAGCACCTAAAAATAACGTCTGAAGAATGCCGCTCATATTAGGTCACTCCGTTGCCTGAAATTATCCAAGTCGTAGATGTCATCTTCACCGCAGTAGCCATACCGTATTGAGCCAATGAGCGACTACCTGTTGTACCAAGCCCTGCGAGATACATCGTGTCGCTTGTGATCGCAATGGTTACCACTTGGCTAGTCATGTTGATAAACGTAATTGCAGTACCCAATGGATAAGCAACAGAAGCATTGGCAGGGATGGTAAATGTTCTAGCATTCGCATCCGTTGATGGATGCAATATGGCTTTGCCTGAATCACCAATGACTGCGGTATAAGCTGCTGATTGAGAGTTGATAGGTACGTTTAAATAGCCAACGCCATTAGTGCCGTCAGCAGTACAGTTTGTTAGCGTGCCTGAACTTGGCGTGCCAAGCGCACCAGCTGGTGCAACGTAGTCTGTGCCAGCAGTAGCAGCAGATGCGACTCCACTTGTGGCTTTAACTAAACCTGTCAGTGACGCACGTTTAATAAGCTTACCTGTGGTCGAGTTAAACAATGCCAACTCAGAATCAACTGACGATGCTGGGCCTGATACGTCACCAGAACCTGTTGCACCTACGCTTGCCAGAACTAGCCAGTATGCTGTTTGCGTTGATGGGTTTTGATTGGTACTAGCTTGAATAGCTAAGTAACTTGAGCCATTGGTGTAGCTGACTACATCATTGACTGCATACGTTGAACCTGATCCCCACGCACCTCGCGGAGTAAATCCAACCGCTGCCGCAGTGGCTGTCCCTTCATACGTTGAATACAGACAAACGATTGCTGAACCAGTAGACGCAACAGCTTGAATGTAATCACCGGCATTAACGTCAATCGGCTTTGGCCACGTATACGTAGAGTTAGCAGCTACTGATATGCCAGTGGCAACCGTAGTGGTTGTACCAAGGGTCTGAATATAAACTTTCAGAGTAATGGTTACAGCACCAGCCGTATTGTTTGCAAACACTAGACCATGTACCGATGCTTCAGTTGTAGCCGGGCAGGTATAGATCGTTGTGTCAGTTGCGCCGATACTAATCGGCTTGCCTTTAAGTGCCATTTTTTAACTCCCGAAAACTAAGGCCATCGCAACCGGATCGGGGATGGCAGAAACAGAGGCGGCGGTTGCCGGTGTAAATGTGAGTGCTGTTGTTACGTCTGAGCTGCTTAACGTCACAGCACCAGTTCGTGTATTGAAACTGGTGACTGCACCACTCACAGAGAATGCAGCTTGATCCCAACTAGAACCATTCCAGATATAAAGCAAGCTAGCGGTAGAGTTCCAATACAGCGCACCTGTTAGCAGCGCTGCTCCATCGTTATCTACAGACGGTGCAGTTGACTTTGATCCAAGGTATCGATCATCAAAGCTGTCATAACTTGCAGCAGCAGCAGTTGCAGATGTTGATGCTGCGCTGGCACTTGACGACGCTGACGATGCGCTTGATGCCGCTGCTGTTGCTGATGAAGATGCAGCACTAGCGGAGGAGGCCGCAGCTGTGGCATTTGATGAAGCATTTTGGATAGCGGCAATGTTTGCAGCAGCTGTTGTTATGTTTGCAGAAATTGGGGCAAGCGCTGCAAGGTCAGACGTTTGCAGAGCAAGCAAACCAATTTGTGCAGACTGTCCTGCAAGAATACCTATCTGCGTTGACTGTGTTGCAACCGTTGTAATGTTCCCACTGATACCAGCAAGCCTAGAAATGTTGGCTGTTTGGCCTGCAACTGTATTCAGATTTGCAGAAGATAAAGCTGCTACCTGAGTTACCTGTGCGCTGACAGAACTAAGATTGCTAATCGATGTAGCAATCGGTGCCAGGGTAGCCATGTTGGCTGTAGCACCAGCGATAGCTGTTAGCTGTGCAGAGTTCAATGTGGCCACTGTAGCCACGCTGCTTGATATGCCAGCTACCGTAGTGATGTTTCCACTGATGGCAGAGAGGGTGCTTATCTGTGCAGACTGAGACGCAACTGTTGTGACCTTAGTCGCAATGCCAGCCACCGTTGTAACATCAGCAGCAATGTTTGCAACAATATCTACCGCTGTACTCGTTGGCCCTGGCGTTGGATTGCCATTGGAATCAAAAGCTAGGTACTTGCCAGCGCGTGCTGTTTTGCCTGGCAACGTCATGTTAATACTGGTAGGGTCAGTCTGTGGTGCCTGTAGCGCACGCTGCAAACCTTCTTGATTCTGCTGTGCAAAGATTGTCTGTTGATCTAATTCATCATTCAGAGTATTTGCAAAGAAGTCGCCACCAGTTACAAAGTCAGTGGTGCGGCTAATCGTTCTATTGCCAACGATGGCAATTTGCGCTGCGCCTGTTGGGGCAGCTGTCAGCGTTACGTATCCGGTGCCATTGCTATTGATCGTGACCGTATAGTTGGTAGTGATCGTCAACAACGTATCGTCACGATAAACAGCAATGTCAGCTGCGGCCAAGATTTCAAACGTGAACGAGTAGGGGCCTGTACCGCTTGCGGCAAAGACCACCCTTCTTGTCACATTGTTAATTGGTACGCCCATAATTCATTCACTCCATTTGAATATTGTACAAATTTCAATCGGGTTTGTAATACAGTCCGTTTGCTTTCCGCAGTTCTTTTAGGTCATCAATCTTCATGCCTAAAGTTGGGTCTTCCGATTTCAATTTTGACTTAGCAAAGTCCATGAATTTTGAATGCACTGTTTGGACAAACTTTTGCTGAGTGTCCAAGCTTGCACTATCAAAGCCAGGGGATTGCATCACTTGTAAAATCTGATCTTTGGCTGGTGTCTCTTTGCCGTAAATTGTAAGCAAGCGGTTATATTGTTCTGCCGTAAGTTCTACGCCGTCGATCTTTCTATCTGGCATACCAACAGGTGAACCTAGACGAACTAGGGCATCGTCAACCTCGCTAAACTGTTGTGGACTTACCTTGGTTGGCAGCACTATTTCGTACCACATACCCCGACCTTGCTGAACAGGGTCACCCCATAGGTTCAAAGTTTCAGGTAGGTCTTGGTTGAAGTAGGGCAGGCGGCTGCGATACTTGTTAAATGCTTCAGCAAAACCTTTAATGCCCATTGGTAAATCTGGACTAGCGCGACTGTCTCTGGCTGTTGGGTCTAAGATTCTTTCGATACCTGCGACCAATGAACTGGTGCCAGGCAATGGACTGCCACCAATGGCAAACCCACCAAACTGTTTAGCTAAGCCATCGACAATTTTCTTACCGTCTACCTGGCCTTGTTGGTTAGTGCCAATGAGCTTTGCTACGTCTGCAATACCTTGGAGGTATGGCTGCTCTTTAAGGTACTCATAGAGGCCATAAACACCACCTAAAAATACTTCCTCTACTTTGCTGGCATCTGGCTCATGGCGTGCGTATTCAGCATAATCTGAAGCAATAGCCATCAATGCTGAGATTGGCTCCATACCTTGAAAGCTTAAATAAGTATCGCCAATCTTCATGCTGTAAGGTTGCCAGCCATCACGCATCAGAGCTTCTCTATCTGCCTTGCGCTCTGGGCCACGACCTGTCATCAATCCTTCTGAAGCCATTAAGGCAAAGGTTGCCAGCACAGATGAGCCTAGCGTTACCTTGGCAAGCGCCATGTCGCGGTAGATACCACCAGCTGCTATCTCTTGATTCCAACGTGAGGAGAGGGGAGCAAATGGAGTTCGCTCAATAACGTTTAACCCAATATTGGCTGGGGTCTTAAAGAATGGGACAACGACTTTGAGAGCCGGATGGTTGAATACCTTCTGAAGCTTTTGCAATCCATCTGGCAATTCAGCAGTAAATGTTCCTCTACGAGCAAACTCCATTGCTGCTTCGTCTAAGTCTTTTGGAGGATTAGACATTAGACCAATGGCCTCTGCTTCAGCTTTCTTCAACGCATCAGCTTCTGTCATACCTGCATCTACAGCATCGCGGTAAACAGTCTTAGATCGTCTAGTCACCTGAGTGTTTAGCTCCATCCGATACATCACGCCCTTAAAGAACTCATCTTCTGCCATAAGCGCACGACCAGGCAACGTTACGGCTGTGCCATAGAAATCAAGCGCTTTGCCAAACATGCTGTCTTTGTCAGCGCCTGACATGCGTTGCAGGCTTTCGCCCATTGACTCACCAGGGTTACGCTGTAATTCAATTTTGCTAGACAAATCCATTTGCGGCTGATTCTTTTTGAATGCAGTTGAAGCTAAGTCAAAGCCCTCTACCAATCCATTGCGCAATGATTGCACCATTGTTAATGCTTCATCAAAAGCTATCTTTTCATTAGCGCTGCCTGGCACCAATGCTCTCCAGCTTCTAACTCCTTCAGGCAATGTATTTGAATACATTGAAGCTACTAATCTTTCTGGTATTTGATACAGTCCAAAAGATGCATTAGAAATAATATTCTTTGCATGAGATACAGGATTAGCCAACAGTCCATTAATCCAAGTAGTAAACCATATGTCCTTTACCCCTGAAAACATAGACTGCTCAACCATTGAGTTTTTAGCTGATCTAGTTTCAAGAGATAGGTAAGAGCGTGCCATGTCTGATAGCGCTTTATCTCCACCAAACTCTTCTATTACTTGGCGTACTGCTGCAGCGTTACCTTCGCGTGGAATCCTAAATACAGCCAGCGCTCTAGCAGTTTCTGTCTGAATACCTTTGACACCTTTTTGCACCAAACCATGAAATGCAATCTGCTGTCTTAGTGTAAGTTTATCGACATCAGTAGCAGTGCCAGAATCAACCTTCTTAAATAGGCGATCAAGCTCATTTGCTGAAGTCTCAAGTACCTCAAGTGCTTTGTAGGTTTCGACGGCATTTGGCATCATCTTGCCGTCTTGAGTTATCAGCCTGTTTAAAAACATTTCGCTGATACCGCTTTCTGCTGCCTTTGCTTTTATCTCATCAAATGTCACACGCTTAGTAGTAATACCAAGAGCATCAGCAACGCCGCCAACAACAGCGGCAGCATCTTCGTTTTGATAACGTGAAAGATTAAATGCTTCCTCTGGTACGCCCATAGCGCGTTCTTCAGCAGAGGGCGATGGCTTACCAGAGCGCATCTCAGCGCCGCCTGTCTTGCGCTGTTTGATGGCATTGGTGACGGTATCTGTGAGCTGCTGATCCGCTTCTGGAATCAGAGTCTTTGTTCCTACCTTGCCAGGCTGCGGCAATTCATTTGGTTTAACACCAGGAACAAGATTGCGAGTTGGGTTTGGTTTTACATCAGTAACTGCATCGCGCAGTACTTTGGCACCGCCTTTAACAATATCTCGCAACCCAGCAATCTGCATGCCTTCCATGCTTGGAGTACCTGCTTCGGCTGGATCGGTTACGTCAGATACTGGATTCTGCATTTCTGCAGGCATTGGCTCAAGAGGCTGCTCAGCTGGTGCAGCTGATGGCTCTGGCGGGAGTATTGAATTAAGGCGCTGATCTAGTGAGGCCATTATTTGGCTCCCTTGACATCAGTTGCTAAATCTGATAGGCTTTTATTGGAGGTTTTAGATATGAAATTTTCAAAAGGCACCAAATTCTTTGACGTTGAGGGCATCCCAGTTTCTATAGGCGCTGGCGACTCAGTGCCGTATTGCGCCGCTTGGGATGTCTCGCCACCAAGGCCATTTGATCCAGATTCTGCTCGCCGCAACGGCGCACCGGTTTCTGGAGATATTTTTGAGCGCTTGATTGCTTCGGAAAAAGCTGCGTCGTAACCGGCCTTTTGCTTAGCTTCAAGCGTTTCAATTCGAGCTAATTCTTTGCTTGTCGCTACCTTATCAGGGCGGCTCATAATTGCTCTTTCAATCTTGCTCAATTCCTCATACAAGGGATGCAGCTCTTTTTTGGCTTTTAACATCTCCCGAAAATTCACTTGAATTTCGGCAACTGTGCCATTAATCTCAACGTTCATTTTTGCGTCTCGATAACCTAGCGGCGCATCAACGCTTTCATCTAGTAGATTGCGGAAACCTTCCGACCTCACGCTAAAGCGCTGACGAATTAGATTTAAAACTTGAGCGGCCTGTTCTGGCGTATCAACAATGATAGTTGAGCGCACCAAATCTTTCGTTTTTGTTACGTCTCCATTGTAATCACCCAGCGCTTTGTCAACTAGCCGACCAGATTTTTTGATTGAAACAGCCATATATTCGCCGTTGATCTGGCTAGCAATTTCCTGCCCAATAGAATCAAACTCCGGTTTTGTTTCTAACGCCTTGTCGTACAGTCCAATCAAGGTATCGCGCTGATTTTCAGGCAGCCTTTTTAAATCTGACTTGCGTAAATAGTCCTTGGCAATATTTCCTGCAGTGGGAGCAAGTGTTTTAGCTAATGCTTTACCACTAGTTATTGCACCATCAAGAATTGTAGGTAATGGCGCTATTTTTCCAAATGAGCCACCAACGTCAGCATTATGTTCCCTGTCTTTTTGATCACTTACTCCAGGAGGTATTGCCGGAGGAATAGTTACTTGCTTATCAGTAAATGGGATTCTGAATCCTTCTTTACTAATCTGCTCGCTTGTTGCCATGTTTGTTTTTTGTTCTAATCCAAGCAAGAATCTATCAAGCAGACCTTTATCTTTAGGCCCATTAAATACTGCCATTGCAGCATTTTTAATGGATTCTAAATCTCCAAATATTCCACCTGCAGCTATAGAACCTTCTCTTACAAAACCAGCGCCGGTATCAGCCAAAGCAGTTAAAGGTTTCTCTAGTCCACCAGCTGCCTGTGATTGAGCTTTACTAACGCCACCACGACCAAATCTAGGTTCAGTGTCTGTAGTAGTGCCTGAATTATTTGGGCCTGCAGCTAATTGCATACCGTCCATGCTTTGCTGGTCAGTAGCAATATCTTGAGGTGGCATAGTAGGGAAATGAATCTCTGCTAGACCATTTAAATACCGTTCTTCTATCTGACTGTATGCCATGTTATTCACCAGCCTGATCTAGTAAATCTTTTATGCGCTTGTACTCGCGCTGCTTATTAATATCTTTGCCAGCCTTTTGTTCAATGGCAGATAAGTTACTTCTTGTAATTGGCCCATTAATCCAATCTTTTTTCTCAAATACTAAAAGAGATTGACGAGCTGACTTTGCAGATTCAGTGTTGCGAGTCCTTAAAATATCATCTTCAACTTTTTTAAGGATATTGCTAGGCGTACCTATCTCACCTTTGAGGGTCATTTCAGATTGATATTGCAAAGCTTTTGCACGTAGTTTTACAAGCTGTTGAAACTCAGTACCTGTTTTATCAATTACAGTTATTTGACCAGGCATTGTAGAAATACCTGCAAGCTTGGCTAATCCCATATCAATCTCACGCTGATCGCGTCTATCTTCACTAGTTAATGTTTTAAGCAAACTAACTTTCTGCTTACCATTTAATCCAGCGATCGATGCTATTTGATTAGGCGATGTTATGCGACCTTCATAAATTGCTGTTAGCGCATTAAACTCAGCCATTGGATTGCCTTCTTTATTAGGCTCACGCAAATCTTTAATTATTCCGAATGGAATTGCATCTGGATTACGCTGATGAATTTCAACAATTTGGTCAGTTAATTTTCTGCGCTCTGGACTATTGTCTGCCAATGCATAAGCTCTATCAATCAGTGGAACTGCAAGTTTTAAAGCAGCTTGTTTATCTGCGTCTTTTTTCTCTTTGTCTAATGTTGCACGCTGTGCATGAGCCGCCATAAAATTAGCCGTAACTTTTGCAACAGCATCAAAATCACTTTTAATCAATGATTGCAAAACAGGACTAAGATTGCCAGCATCTCCATTGCGTATTTTTGCTAGCGTGACAACAGGATCACCCATGTATTTATCATCTGTTAGTTCTTTTGTTAGTGCATTAATTTTTGAGTTACGTAAAACTGTTTCAAATTTTGTGCTGTATTCTTTTTGTAACGCAGCATCTCCAAGCAATAAAGATTGATTGCCAATATTTCTGCGGAATACATTAGCCATTTCGTCTATTTGAGCAGGACTTTCTGTTACCGCTTGCTCTACAAGTCTTGCTGAATTATCAAAGTCCATATCAAACTTTGCAATCCGCTGAGCTTTTGCTCTTTTAAGTTCGGCTTCATAGGCAGCATTTAGCACTGTATTGCCATGCGTAGCCATTGTTGCTCTAAACTTTATGGATGCTTCAGGATCAATAGCCGACAATGACTTTGCATAGCCATTTGTCATATTGGCTATTTTTGAATTTACTTGATCAGAGGTGACAATTCCATTTTGTACATCAGTCAATAATTTTGTAAGATCATTGCGACCTTCAATTTCAAAATGGCTTGATAGCTCTAGCGTTCTAGCTTTTTTAACTGCCTGTCCAAAATATCCAATATCGCTAGATATTTTACCTATTCCAGGCATAGCTTCTGGCATAGGGCCGCCAGGCAACTTGTTGCCAGTAGCTGGATCAATACCAGATGCCAGCTGCAACTGCTTAGCAGTTGGTGGGTTTTGCGCAACGTATTGCAATCCCTCATCAAATCGTTTTTTAGCTGCGTACTCAAATACACTATTGCTCATATTGTCTAGAATTTGAGCAAGTGCATTTGCTTCATTGGCCTTTGCATTAGCAGCCACCATATAATTCACAGGACGATCAACAACCTGCTGCATTGGAGCGCCGCCAACCTGCCTTACTTGTACGTTCCCAGATTCGAGTCTAGTAGCCATATTAAATTAATATTTTCCCTGCTTGTATTCCAGCTTTTACCAATGTCTGAGTAGCCATTAACCCACCTGTACTTCTCGATGCGCTTCCTGCTTGTGTGTATTGACCAGCTTGCTGTTGTGCTGAAAATAAATTAATTGTGTTTTGAGCTTCTGTTGATTGCATCATTGCTGTTGCATCTTCAAATCCCATAACTCTGGCAGTCAATGCGCTTAAATCAGTAATGCCTACGTCAAACATAGTATTACGTACATTTTCATTCTGTACATTCTGAAACGATCCTTCGCCAACAACCACCCCAGATGAAGCGGCACGCGCACGAATAGATGCATTGGTTGCTCTCATATTTTTTAATAGTGAGTTACCAGCAACCTTATAATTTAATGCATCAATCTCAGCTTTCTTTAATGTTCTTCCAGCCTGAATCGTTGCGTATTGCTGGCTAAACTGAGAGTTAACTTCAGCAACTGCTAGGGTATTCCTAGCCTGCAAAAGGTAGCCAGTTTGTTGCTGAATTCCGACCGCAGCTTGAGCCTGTGCTTCACCATACGCACCAATGAATCCGGCAATTCCTCCAATTTGAGCGCCTGATAAAGCCATGCTATGTCCCTGAGTAAACGGCAACTCGATAATCGAGGCCTAGCAAATTCATTTTTAACGGCAAGTTCTGAGACACCTCAATAGTCTGCTCATTGCTGTAACCAAGAACTCCATGCACGCGCTTAATCCCTGTAAACGTTGGCACAGCCAAATCAAGTAATGGGTTATCTAATTCGCGGGTCACAACTGGTTGCCTATTTAATTGCATATGCTGCGTGTCTTTAAGAACTGCACTGATTTCAACAATGCGTTTTTTAAATGAAACACGACTACCTGTTTGCAACTTAATTTCTACAGGCATTGTTTTAGCGTATACAGTTATTGGCAATCCAACTTCGTAGGCCGCTGTACTTGCGCGATCAAACGTAACAGCTCCAGCACCGCTTACGGTCTCATCAGACTGAGGCACTCCATCAGTAATAACGTTTAATGCTTTGCCAATGTGAGGCAGGCTTGTGGCTGTGGATGCAGCTCCACCAATAAAGGAGCAATCAGTAAAAAGAGAGTCGCTAAATAACTCAATAAAATATCTAACAGTAGAATCAAATGTTCGTTTAACAACGACATAAATACTTGTAACATCAACGCCAACGTCAATAAAATTACCGTCTGTTATAAATTCTGATGGAGACGTAATTTGCTGACTGCGCATGATTGAGAAAACAGCCATCGTTCCATCGGTCGTATTTGTCATCATTAACAAATCAGACTCATCAGTGCTAGAGGCTCTACGCAAAGCTATGCGCTGCGGGGCTTTTAATAGATGGCCAGACAGCAGAGATATGCGCTGAGTAATATAGGTAAGCTGGGTATCGCTAAAGACGAACTCATTAAGGGACTTACCTTGGCGCTGAATGTAGACAGAGCCAGATTCAATTGACTGAACTCTAGTACCTGATTTAATCCCATTGCGGCTAACATTCTTGAATGTGAATGTAAGCGGGGTGATTGGGTCAGTTCCAACCTGCGGCACATAAAACTCGCCACCAGATGTAAAGACTTGGAAGTCACGCGAACTAACAATGTCAGTGATGACGTTGAGTTCATTCGTATCTAGCGTTGCTTCAACAGCGTCATCATCAAGAGACTCGCTTGGTATGAAGTCAAAGAACAAACCAATCTTGCTACCCCATACAGTCGATGGTCGAGACTTACTACCGCCAAAGAACAGCCGACCTTCGTGAAAGGTTACTGATCGTGGCCAGCCTCTTGCGCTAGACCAAACATCTTCGTATCCAGTTTCAAGTTCCCAGGCACCAGAGGCTTTAGCAGACGAATCAAAGAAAGGGTATTCGACAATAGCTTTGACTACTGTGGCGCTAACATATTCAGTAATACGTGCGCGACCTTGAGGGGTCACGTTAATGTACTGGTTAACATTGCTTCCACTAAATACACCAGCTCCCGCTGTAAGCGTAACGTTACCTGATACAGCAGATGGTGTTAGCGTTGTTGCTGGGTTTGAATACGCATATGTAAACGCATATTTTGGGATGGCATCAAAGGTGACTGTGCTAATAGTCCATGAGCTATCCGAGCCACCACGAACCAATTTAATTGGCTGCAAATCTGGGTGCGTAATAATTAACGTATCTGCTGATTGTGTCCAACAAATTGTGCCTACTAAACCTGACGTAATTGTTGTTGTTAGGTAGTTATTCCCTGTGCCATTAATATTAGTAATTACGCTTCCAGCTTTTATGATGTACATGCGATTGTGCGTAAAGCAGAGCATGTAGCTGTCATCGACAGAGAATTGAAACGATACTAAGCGCACGCCATTGCCAGCACTTTCTGTGCTTGTATTAGGCAATTGAAATATATGCTTTAGTCCTGGTCTACGGCGTATGCCACCCTGTGGTTGGATTAGAACATTAGTCGCTTTTGCCAATGCATTTTTATAGCTATCAAGATCAACACGCGCACGCAGGAGAGGGTCTAATTCTCCTGTGGAAAAGTTGGTTTGAAAGTCTACAAAACGAGGCATTATGAAAACCTCGATTCAACCAGCGTGAAATCATTGATTGCGCGTGATGGATTACCTTGGCCATCAATTTGAGCAGCTGTTCTAAAGTAACCACCGCGACCATTCTCACCAGGCTCGCCAATTGCGACTCGCCTCCAGTTGAGTCCTTTATCCATCTGCTCAGTTATAGGCTCAGCCAAGTGCCAAGCCATCATGTATTTCAAAAGCTGGACAAAGTATTGCGGCATTAAATACTCTGGGCAAGAGTACTTATAGTCAATGAATACAGCGTCCATGTCTGTCAACAATTGGTCGCCTTGTACTTCCCAATTTTTCTGGACAGAGGAGGATACGGCTGAGCTTTGGTAAGCAGCTGAAGGGTTGGATAACCTGTCCCCTGGTAATGCATAAGCGTATGACCACACACTGTTAGGTGCGTCAATTAGGCGAGCTAGCTGAATCTTCTTTGTGGCAAATGACCACGGATACATGACCAATGTTGAATCACGAACGTCTGGGTACAAACGGTCGCAAGCATTTGATTCATCAGTACCATCATTAAAACTAGAGATGGGTGATGCGCCAAGCAAAATTAAAGCATCGGCACAAATTGAAATACCTGTATCGCCTGCAGCCATAATTACCCTTAACGTAAAAAAGGGCCGACCTCTTATGAGGCCGACCCTATGCTGCAATGTTAGTCAGTATTAGTAACTGTCAAAGCAGTAACATCAGAAACGTTTACAACACCAGATGCATTTGTCATTACAACGTGAATGCCTGCGGTAGATACAGAACCGCTTGATGTAGTAACACGGAAAATAATGTCACCAATGTTAAACAACGATGCGGCACTATTAAAATAACCGGAGGTGTCAACAGTAGCTGCAGCATCAGTTGTGGTGTAAGTCCACAACGCTGGAGCATTACCAGCTTTCGATTGCGCACCAGCGGAATTTAGTCCAGCAGAATCATAAGCCATGACTTATCTCCCTATTAAGCTGCAGCCGCAGTATCGCGGGCAGTGATTTTGACAATACCGTCAACGTCGATAGCTACAGAACCAGCTGAGAAAATGGCATTAATGAGCCACGATGTTTTCTCAGGGATGTAGTTAACTTCTGTCTTAGGCGCTATACCTTCAGCGTAGCCGATTGCATCACGATGGAATGCATAGAGAGTACGATCTGAAGAGCCATCAATTGGCAAACCACCTTCAGTGCGATCACCCAGAATATGGAATTGGAAGCCCATATACGTAGAGATTTCACCCTGAACCAAAGCTTTAACTGTATTAAAGTCAGAGCTGGTAACGGACGTTTGTTCAAGCATCGATGCCAAGCTATTAGCGTGGATGATGATGTGACGACCATCAGATGGTACGTTTTTAGTGTTCAATATTTTTGCAGCTTCGCGCAGCTTGGAAATATTCATATTGGTAGTAGTGCCACCAATAGAATTTGCCACTGTGCCAGTTGAAGAAGCAGCAGCCAACGCATCAAGAATCAATTGATCTTGACGGCGACCGATTGCAGCGCCAACCACTTGCGACAGTTCTGAGCGCTCTTCAAAGTTAACTTTCGCCTGCGAGAAAATATCTGAGTATTCAGCTGCATTCCAGTCAGACATAGTGCAAGTTACGGTTGAAAAGCCAACGTTCATTGGCGTTACATCAGTTTGAGAAACGCGAGCAGTTGCTACGCCTTTGCCAACCTTGGGAAATTTTACTGTAGAGCCTTCGACGTTACGACGCTGGCGAACTGCACCGACAAGCATTGCCTTGCCTTGATAGGCCTGCTTGACCTCTGCGTCGAACAGGGTTACGAAAGCATTAGATAGACTAATAGCCATGATGATCCTCGTTCAGTTATGTAGGGTTTACGCTTAGGTATGCCGTATGTACGGGCCTTGCTTGCTGGTTACGCCAGCCAGGCGGTGGTATCACGCCACTGGTAAGGGTCGAAAGCGATTGGCCTTGCGCGAATTCTAAGAAAGAGGGGTTAAATTGCAAGCCGGTTGATTGAACAAAAAAATGCCCCAGCGCTAACTGGGGCTAAAAGGCGGAGGTCGCCTGCGAGATTTACTTGATAGTTTGTTCAAACATCCGTTCCACTTTTTTCCTGAACGTTGGGTCTTCACGATAGCGTTTATCGTTGACCATTGAATACAGCTCATCTTTTGAGGGGGTGCCATCAAGCGGTTGCGTCTCAATGGGCATCCGACCTTCATAGGTTTCACGCAGCTTTGAGAGCATGGTTACGCCACGCGCAGTGCCTGCCATGATCTTGAACTCGTCCCAATCATCTGAACTCCAGGTGCCTTTGCTTATTAGGCCTCTAGCCCAATCAGACATTCCATTGACTAGGGCGCTGCCATTAGGCCCAAGCTTTTGCATTTCAACCTGCGGGTCAATGTTTTGGCCATCCATTACTTCAAATGCTTTGGTCTTTAGCTGGCCAACCAAGTCATCAAATTGCCCTTGGCTGAGATTGTTTTCTTTAGCCCAGCCCAGCAAAGTAGATGCCATTGGGTTTTCTGCAGCATCGCCACCCCAGCTGGAGGTATCGTAGTTTCCATCTGCCGGTGCTTTGTGCTTGCCTTGACTGATCTGCTTGCGCAAATCTGACCATGACTTGCTCATGGCTTCAAGATTGGCTTCACCTTTGTTTGCATCCCAGAAGTTATCTGGCAAAAACTCTGGCTTAACCTTGGGAGCGCCAGTATCACTGGCTATGTCGGTTGATTTTTCTTCTATTCGATGGTCAATCGCAACCTCTTCAGTGGTTACTTTGGTGGAGTCTTCTAGTGCCGCGCCATCGAATAAGCCAGTTGTTGCCGCACTGGGTTCTATAGCTGTGTCTGTCATGTTATCCCTTATTCAAAAGATACTATTGATAGTTGTACAAAGTAGGCAAAAAAATTTACATGTTCTTTGCCGCCAATATCCGCGCCATAATGTTACGCACCACGCTTCGCTGACCTTCTGCAAAGAATGCGTGCGATGGATCGTTCCCTGGCACAGCAATAGAAACGTCCACGTACATTTCTTTTAACCAAAGTAGAAAAGATTCCCCATCTTCAGTAGAAAATACTCGATGGCAAAGCTTGTTTAGGTCTTCCCTAGACTGCAAAGCAGAGCGAATATCCTCTGATTCTTCAATATCTTCTAAGTCTTCCCAGCTCATTTAGGCATCTCAAAAGGTTTTTCATTTGGGTCAGCAAATGGAGACTGATTATTTTTAATCCTGTCTGAAGCAAAGTTGACTGCTTTATCAATAATGCCTGGTGGCATTTTGCTCATAAACTGCTTTGATTTAGGATCACTCTTCATTAAATAATTAAGTTCATTTTTATCTAATGTAGGAACAATCAATGGCACTAATGTTTCTTTTCCATTAATTCCAACGCCGATACTAATTTCTGTCATGACGTTACCGTCTGGTCTTTTAATCTCTCCAAAGAATCCGGCTCCCTTGGGGGTTCCATCTGGCCGTTTGCCGTAGTCCATTTATGCACCCATTGGAGGAGGTTGTTGAGGTTGCTGCTGTTGCATAGCAGCCATCTGCATTGCGGCTGCTTGAGCCTGTTGAGCTTGCGCTTCTTCCATTAGTACGGCACGCTCTACAGCATCATTACGAACAGATGCAGGCACGCCAAGCTTGTCACCAATATAGTCAACAACAAAGTCATTCTTTAAGGCTAGCTGTCCATCGGCACCAAAGTTTTGCATCAGCTGGGAATACTGCAGGATGGCGTTTACTTCTTCCATGTTCTGAGCCATCGCCAACGGAGCAACTGGAGTTACCTTGATTTCTAGACCATTGACGCGCAGTGGCATCGTGATCAATCCGCGAGAATCCATCACTTCTAGAATCTTAGTGACTAGCGGGATCATTGTTTCGTTGATCAATCGACCAAACGCAGAGCCAAGGTTTTGAGCCAGCTCTTTCATTCGCTCGACAATCTCAGTGGCAGAACGTGCAGACATATTGTCTGGTGGCAGTGACTCGTCAAGCAGGATGCGCTTAACGTTTGCACGCAGATCATTGATGACAATTTGAGATACGTTAAAGTCACCAGAGCGGGGCAATGGTTGCAGGGCAGGGCCTTGAGGGCCACCGTTCCTAGCCACCGGAATAATCGCACCAGGCAAAATCTTGACTGTGTTTGGATTTAATACGCCATCGTCAGCTGCAGTGTAGACACCAGCCACTGCTAACGAGGCATTTTTAAGTAGCAGCTCAATGACTTTGTTTAAGGTCTTAATATCAGGCAGGGCAGTCATCAATGGCCCACGGCCATAAATCTCACCAGCTACTTTCATGTAGCGAGAAATTACCCACGGTGAGTAATTCTGACGGCGGTATACCAGTTCTTCTTTTCCTTCTTTATAAAGAACGTGATAGCAGTAGTCGCCTCGATTAAAGTCAAAGATAGTTGCTTCGATTAACTCAATATCGTCTGTTGGCTTTTGATCTATTTTGTTCTGCAGGTTAGGCGGTATTTTTGCATCAGGCCATTGTCTAATAATAGACTCGCCTTTGATGCGCATACGTCGATAGACATTATCTACCTGACCATTCGCACCTTCTTCATAGCAAACCAAGAAAAGGGGAACTGGTACAAAGTTAATTGGGGACACATCGTCGCCAGGCTGCACCATCATGCAGGCAGTACCAACAGCTAAGTCAAGCAAGAACTCGCCAATAGCAATATCAAAATTAGACTGCCGCAAAATGGCATACATTTTTTCGCTGTAAGCATCAAGTATTTCCTGCGCTCTTGCTTTCTGATCGTCAGGTATTTGAATGCCAGGCTCAAGCCTCGACCACTTGCGCTGCGGAGGGAAAACAACAGACTGCAACTTATTGGCGAAGCGCTGCGTTGAGTTGATTGCTGTTGAATCAAATACGCGCATCATCTTGCGACTGCCTGTGGTGCCGCCTTCCCATACACCATAGAGCTGACGTTGGGGCAGGGCAAACTCATAGGCTTCCTGATAAAGCTGCTGGAATTCATCTTTCTTGCGCTGTGCTACTTCTTGGCGCTTTAAGATTTCTTCAGGCTTTAACCGTTTGCCACCCATCGGAGTCTTTTGCTCCATAATCAATCGTCCTTTTCGGATTTAGCATTCTTGTCTGTGATTGGGCCACCAACAAGCCAGGCATCACAGGTTCTAGTACCAGCACATTTAAAGTGCAGCAGTTCGCAATAGCCAAGGTTTGCGGCTTCTATAACGTCTTCATCGTAGCCAGCTTCCATCCTTGGGTCTTTTGCTTCTATGCCTGCTTTAATGCATTCAAACATTTGTGACGTTTGAATAAAAGCAGAGCAGTTACCGCACCGCATTGTTTTAGCTTCTGTCTCAGTGCAATTCCAAATAATTGATTTACGATTCCAAAATTCTTTAGCAGGAGCATCAGGGTTTGCTGGGCCGTATCCGTATTCTTTAAATGCAATTAGCCTATTGCGCAAATTAATATGCAAGTCATGTGTAGGCAGAGGACATTGATGAACTTCTTTTTCAATTTCCTTGTCTTTTAAAAGCGTTCTAGTTGCCACTTTTATTCCTTGATTGATTCATTACATTTCACCCATTAGTGGCCTAGATGATTTTCGACCAATGACATTTAAACGCGCTGCTTTTCTTGAACCAAGGTCACGTGAAAATCCAGACTGCAAATCTGCTGATTGTTTTTTAAATGTAGTGTCATCAAAAGGAGGAATTACCGGAGCCTCTGGTCTTGATGGCGCTGATGGTGCTTTATCAGAAAATGTTGGCACTGGATTATCTTTATATAAATCATAAAATCTATTCTTAGTACCTTTAGGTGCAACCTCATAAGAGTATCCAGAAGGTAGATTTTTAGTACTTATACTTTTCCCATCAATGTTCCATATTTGTTCAGCTGTACCTTTTTGAAGATCGGCTTTTAAAGTAAATGGAGCATTAACTATTGATTTTGGTTGAAAGTTAGCAAGCGAATTATTAAATTGCTCTAACTGTGTTTTGTAATTAGATGTTGCCTGCTCAAACTGTGGATACAAAACATCTTGATAGTTTTTTACTGCAGTGTTGTATGGAGCCATTAATTCATCGCTCTGCTTTTGATAGTCACCAAAAGCTTTTTCATAAGCTGATGTACTGGCATTAACATCTTTGCCAAACTGTGAAGATAGTTTAGTAAGGTCTGAGTTCTTTCGAACCATCATTCGTTTTTGATATTCACTGAATGCCATAGTTACACCATCATTCCAGAGCCAAGCTGTGTAGCTGATATGCCAAGTTCAGGTGTCATGCGCTCTTGAGACAATAATGATCTGCGGCCACCTCTAGTTCGCGCTTTTAATGCAGATGCTTCTGATGCGGCTGCTTTACGACGCTCTTCATCTGCAGCTGCTTGAACTTCTTTAGCTTTGGTGTCCATTGCCAGTTTGTTTTCACCGTATTGCAACTGCTGAGCTGCAAACTGTTCTTTAGCAAGATTAGCTTGCTGTTGAAGCGAGGCCCCTTGCTTAGCGTATTCAGCTGTTTGATTTGCTAATTCTGTACGCATTGCAGCAGCTTCGGTTGATTGCTGAAGCAATGCTTTCTTTTGCTGCTTTTCAGCATCCATACGCGCTTTACGACCTTCGCTAGCTCCATACAGTGAAGTTCCAATAATTGCTGCAGTAACGGCCCAGATCATAATCAATCTCCTTTAATTAATAATGTTCCTAAATGCTTATCAAGCGCCTCAAAGTCAGGTGCAATAATTTCAGCTTCAATTTTTTCTAGATCAGTTTCGTCTGTTGGATGTACGTTGATCATGACTAAGTCTTGATGCACATAAATCACGCGCTTAGCACCAGGCTTTGCTACAAACGTGCATGGAGCTGTAAATCGCTGCACACCTTCGTCTGTCAATATAGATGCTTCGCCTTGAGCAATGATGACTACGTGTTCAGTCTTATGAATCTTGCCAACAATCACAGCGCCAGCTGGGGCATCCATTTGACCAACGTACACGCCTGGGGCAAACGTATGTTGTCTAGGCATTTCAACCTGCGGCATCTCTTGCACAAACTTTTGAATGTCCATAATCTGCTTACGCACTGATGGCGACCGAAAAGCATTAAGCAATTCAAGACCAGGTTCTGTAATCACTAGATCATCCATATTGCTGGGATTTTATTGAGTTTCATTAGAGGGACAATCCGTCATATTGCTAGCAGCAACATCAACCGAATACATCAAAGTCAGTCTTAGCTACTGTCTGCTCTGCCAGTTTCCCGCCAAGCTGGTGTTGCCTAGTCATCCGGTTGTATTCACCGCCGCCCAGCATCAAGTAACCGAACGAATCACCGATGTGGGAGTGTTCGTTCTTGTTTGGCGCGTCTCTAAAGCGCTCTTGACCCGCACCAACCGCTACACGCTTGAAGTGATAGCCACCGGCCAAGGATTTACGCAGTAGCTTGCAGGAACGATTGATGATTAACCCAGGCTTGCCCATGATTAAACGCTGCATAGGAGCAGCAGAGGCTTCTCGACGTACCTTAAAGTCGTTTGATGCTGTTGGCTGCGCACGCAGGCCAAGAGTTTTCAGGTAATCAAATGCTGTTACCTCATAAATAGCGTCTCTTTGCATACCGGCAGGATCACCCCAGACCAATACTTGATGATTTGGGTAGAGCTGATTAAGTTCAGCTAGTAGCTGGGTGCCAAAGCGCTCTAGACCCATAGAGAAGGTAACGATTTCATGGTGAATTACCCATCGACCATTGTTTAAACGCTGGCCAATGGTGGCTGCAGGGGTTAATCCAAAGTCTAGGCCCACTTGAATCGGTACATTGGGGTCTAGTTCGGTGTCACCAGACATGGTTGAGTCTTCATACTCAGGCCAGACAGGGCGACCTTCTTGCACATAGGTATATTCACCGCCTGCATAGCAACGAATCCAATCTAGGTTCTTACCCAACAGCATTTGCTGGTAGTAACCACCAGGCAGGTTGTTAACGTTCTCTGCTTTAGCGTTTAATTTCCACCAATGGCCTGCACTAAATATATGGTCATTAGCTTCTGGGTTATCTGGCAGCTCTTCAGGCAGCACTGTTACTACGCCGCCTGGTTGCTTCCAGAACTTCCAAGCATAGGCTCCTGTCATCTTTTCCTTTTCAGCCATGCGATGCCACCAGTGGTCATCATCAGTGGGGTTGGTATCCATCCAAATGCCATGCCAAGTCGCACCACCATCGCGCTGAGTAGGGTAGCGGCCAACTCTATGTGTGAGTCCATCGATGACTGCTTTTGGGAGTTCGCGAGCTTCATTTACCCATGCACCAGTTAGCTCTAAAGACAATAGTTTACGAACGTCTTTCGGTTGATCGAGCGCTAAGAAGATCACTTCGCAATCAATGCCGGTGGCCTCACCTCTAGCAGGCAGTCTGATGTGATGGGTAATAGGTGGAGTCCAGAGCAGTGGCCCAAAGGTTGACTCAGGAAACAGATCGATCCACGTTTTGATTGTCGTAGTCTTTAGCATTGGGTACGAGTTACGAACAACAGCAAAGCGGGTGTAGCGAATATTGTCTATAGGGGAGGGCTTTTGTTTAATCGCTTTTAAGAATATCTTTGCAGCGCAGGCATATGACTTTCCCGACCCCACTGGCCCCATCACTCCCTGCACAAATGCATTGGAGTTGATGAAGTCGTAGATCACTGGACTCTCGCTGAAGTCTAGGTTCAGTCCCGCTGTCAGGTGTTTCTCTGACTGTTCTTTTGTTCGCACGTTTTCTCCAAAGACTCATTAATTAATATGGGAATTCTTGTCATGCAGGTAGTTCATCATTTCTGCATTCAGCTTTGCCTGCGCCCACTTAGCAGAGCCAGACAGCTGCATCAATGCCAAGGAGAACTGCACAAAGTTCTGCAGCTTCTCTAGTTCTAATTCATCTACCTCGCCATTGCGGATGCCGGCCAACACTTGTGCAAGTCCAATGCGGTTGCCATTGATCACCGCCTGCCAATCAAAATCAATCTTCTTCGGCATACTTTATTCCTATGCCCCTTGCGCGGATAGTTGCGGCTAAAAATTCGGCGGTAATGTAACAACCCGATTGATACTGACTAACAGGTTCATGCTTGTCAGCATTTGGGTTTATCTCCTTATCACACACCGTCGCACACTCTTCGCGCTCTTTAGATGAGATATAAATTTGAACAGCCATAATCAAGTTTTCAAAATCATGGCGGTTCATGGTTACCGTTCCGTTTACTTTTCCACCTTCAAATTTGGCACCAAAGGTTTCCGCACGTTCTTTAATTTCTTTTCTTTTCATACATCCCTCATTGGCGGTGCTACTACGTTGACATCAATCACTGACGGCTTATCGTCCTGGTCAGGACTATCAAGCAACCCACTAGCCTTGGCTAAGAGACGCAACACACCGATCTTGTCGTACAGCTCAATGTCCAGATGATTGTTCCCATCCCGATCCGTTCTAACGCTGATCTTCTTAATTGATTGCAAGGCATGGTCAGGGATGTCTGAGGCACGCTTAACCCTGACATTGCCAGCCTCATCCCAATCCATGATGTCTGTGATGCGAGTATTAGCAATGCAAAGCAGGGCGTAAGCAACAGCCTCCCTGTTTGCATGAATCGTCTCTGAGCGCTCCAAGTTTCTTTGGATAGACCGAACACCGCCCCAGTTCTTTAAACTAGGAACGACGTTCGGATATTTCTTTCTCGCAGTCAAAATGGAATATCCTCGTCTAGCGTTTTCAGCACAGGCGCTTCAGGACGATCACATTTGGCACCAATAGAGATCGACAAGAAGTCCATCCCAGCTTTCGACTGCTTACGCCAACACTTCACCCAATGCATCTCACCATTAGGCAAGACGATACGACCATCAAAGTCAGCATCCTGTTTGTCAGGTCGCTTGTTCTTGTTCGCAAAAAGACTACCAGTGCCAGGTTTGTGTTCAAAAGCCATACGTTACCTTTCTAGAAATATTACAAAAGAGAGAATTGAATTCTTGACAAAAAGACTTGCCAATAAAAACACAGGAAAAATTGAGGGGAGTCCCCCCATCGCTACCGGTAGGGGGGAGGGGGAAGGGTGCCTCTTTGACAACGCTGCATTCGGGCGCGAGCGCGGTGGACTGACGCAAAGATAGGATTACTTCCAGCCGGTCGAACAGGGACACATCAAGCAGGCTTGATGTCCAGAAATGATACGAACGATTGAGTTCTGTACAGATTGGATTAGAAGAGCTACAAGGCATTTGCGATGTCCACCCATGTCTACCCATTACCTCATGCATGATCGCTGCCTGTAGCTACCTTAGAATGCGTTGTATAGGCACCAGCTTCTGCCAGATCGGTTGAGATCATCAGCAAATCGTATATCAACTGGTCATCTGATGCAGGAACGGCAACACCTTCAGACTGATATCGATTCGATAACGTCTCACAGATGCTTGTCAACTCAGCATCACTCAACTTCAAGTTCGAAAGTGGTTGTACAGAACTAACTGAATGTTTATTAAAAACCTTATATATAACTGCTTTTACTCGTTCTTCCTCGTACTGCGCAACTTCCTGTGGTTGCGTATAGGGTTGCGTATGAGTGCCTCTTTTTTGAGCAGGTTGTGCAACCTCAGTGGTTGCGTATGCAGCTGTCTTTTGTTTATGTTCTGCTATCTGTTTCTTCATCTTTGCGACCGTGATTGTGTCCTGTTGTTTGGGCATTTGATATTCCTTTGGTAATGTATTCATGGGTTTTAGGACTCCGCTGATCATTTCTTGAACTCGCTTGAGATTCTCGAAATCTACCGTGTTATCCAGCTCTTTTTGTTGCTCTTTTCTCATCTCTGGTGGCCTTGTATCTTCGATAGAACTTGTCAATGCGATAGCAGTTTCTGCGTCTATGGTGGGATCAAATATCACCCTGATGGTGTCCGGTTTGACCCCTTTGAATGCCTTGGAGACTGTCTCGATGTAGCCCAATGCACGCAACTTGATGAGCTGTTTGCTGACAGCTTGGCGGCTGGTTCCTGTGTCTTGTGCGAGTCTCGCTTGACTCACCCAAGTAATTCCAGCCCTGTTTGAGTAGCTGCAGACCAGCGCAAATATCCTGAATGCATGATCCGTCATACCCTTGTCCGTAATGGCTCTGATGGGCATGATCGTCATGCGTCTCTGGTCTGGTGGCTGCTCCTTCTCCACGACCTTGGGCTT